GAAAGGAGATTTCACTATGGAAATCATTTTGATGAAAGATGATTTGTGGAGTGAACATAATACTTCATGGCACTTACTATGCATGAAGCAGTATCACTGCCCTTATCTCTTTACAATCAAACAAATCTAATAAGAAAGGAGGCCATCATAATGCCTAAAAATTATGAAATTAAATTTGAAGATTGTTTTAATCTTCCGAATCCAGGTTTAAGGTCTTATTTTGACATTGTCAGAAGAGGACAACCTGATGAGTATCGAACTACTTTCGCTAGGGGTAGTTCATTGGAACAAGTCCTTAACGAGTGGGAGCCAACGCTCAGTAAGTTAGCTGACAAATGGCCGACTCTTGTGGACTTTGAAAACGACTTAAAGGCTAAGGTCGGACCGATGTCTATCATGAAACCTCTCGATCAGAGGCTTGAAGATATCGATCATTACTACGATGACATCCTCCTGTCATCAACGCCTGTATCTGACAGAGCGATTAAAGCTGTTTTGGCTGAATTCGCACCAATTAGGGGCTTAGGAGTTAGAGGCCAACAGAGAACCGTTGACTTAATGAAGAAAAGCACTAACTCAGGATCTCCATACTTTACCAAACGTAAAGCAGTGGTTGCAAAAACTCTATTTTGTGAGTGTGTACAGTCTAACAACGTCACACGCATGACACTTAACTCTTCCTCAAGGTGGCCAGGTAATGTGGTCCCATTGGAAGGAGAAACATGGAGTGGTGCAGCTGTGCTTGGGTGGAGAGGCCAAGAAGGAGGCCCCAGTGATGATGACGTAAAGCAAAGGGTTGTTTGGATGTTTCCCTTTGCCGTCAACATTAACGAATTGCAGGTTTACCAACCATTGATTGAAAGTTGTCAGAAATTCAATCTTGTTCCAGCGTGGGTTAGCATGGAATCAGTTGACAAGCGCGTTACTCAGCTTTTCGATACTAAGGCTAGTGACGATTTGGTTATCTGCACAGACTTTTCTAAATTCGACCAGCATTTTAATTCCGAAATGCAATCAGCGGCCCGTAAAATACTGGAGGGCATATTGGATACTAAGGCTGATTCCGTGGAGTGGTTGAATAACATTTTCCCCATCAAATATCAAATACCTCTCGCTTACGACTATGGTAAGCTCCGTGTTGGTAAGCACGGGATGGGAAGTGGTTCAGGAGGTACCAATGCTGATGAAACGTTAGCACATAGGGCTCTACAATATGAAGCCGCTCTCGCAAAATCCTCCAGACTTAACCCAAATTCACAGTGCTTGGGTGATGACGGTATCCTTTCTTATCCAGGTATTACTGTGGAGGATGTAGTGCATTCGTATTCTGCTCATGGCCAGGAAATGAACGAGAGCAAGCAGTATGCGAGCAAACAAGACTGCGTCTACCTACGCCGCTGGCACCACAAGGATTATAGGGTAGGTAACGTATGCGTTGGTGTCTATTCAACCTATCGGGCTCTTGGTAGGCTGATGGAACAGGAACGGTTCTATGACCCCGAATTATGGTCAAAGGAAATGGTAGCTTTGCGACAGCTATCCATTATAGAGAATGTGAAGTATCATCCTCTTTGTGCCGAGTTCGCAGAATTTTGTATGCAGAGGGATAAGTTTAGACTTGGACTAGATATCCCAGGGTTCCTAGACAATATTGATCGTATTGCTAAGGAATCTATCGATCTCATGCCCGACTTTCT